AAAGATTTCTCTTGACTTTTAGATAAAAAAGTGTTATATTATATATGTGAATAGTCATTATTAAATTTAACACATGAAATTGATACTTCAAATAAAACTCTTGCCCACCAAAGAACAAAAGCAATCTCTTTTGGATACTATTAAGATTTCCAATTTGGCTTGCAATAAGATTTCTGAAATTGCTTGGGATAATCAAGAGTTTAATCAATATCGCCTTCACCATATTGTTTACCACCCAATTAAGAGTTCTTTTAATCTTACCGCTCAAGTGGTTGTACGGATTATTGCTAAAGTTATTGATTCTTACAAACTTGATAGAATAACCAAACGCTTTTTTAAACCATTTGGTGCAATTACTTATGACACCCGGATTCTTTCTTATAGCAATAAATCTCAAGAAGTTTCTATCTGGTCTGTTAATGGCAGATTGAAAATTCCATTTGTTTGTCATCGTCCAGACTGGATTCCTTTTATTAAAGGTGAAGCAGATTTGGTTACTCGAAAAGGAAAGTTTTTCCTTTTGCAAACCGTAGAAGTGCCTGAAAATGATATTAAAGATGTTAAAGAGTTTCTTGGAGTTGATTTTGGTATAACGAACATTGTTACTACTTCGGATGGTATTAATTTTAGTTCTGATAATCTTAATAAAGTTAGAGATAAATATTTTAAAGTGCGTAAATCCGTTCAAATCAAGGGCACACAAGGGAGTAGAAAACTTCTGAAACGGCTTAAGGGTAGAGAACAGAGATTCGCCACTATTACCAACCATACAATCGCAAAGAAGATTGTAAAGACCGCGAAAGATTCCAATAGAGGAATAGCCATTGAGAATCTGACCCATATTATAGAGAGAACTACAGTTAGGAAAAGCCAAAGAAGAAAACATCATTCTTGGGCTTTTGCACAACTTCGTTCCTTTCTGGAATATAAGGCTAAGCTTGCTGGTGTTCTTCTTGTTGCAGTCAATCCTGCTTATACGAGCAAAGTTTGTAATGTATGCAAACATATTGGTAATAGAAATGGCAAGTGCTTTGAATGTCCAAACTGTGGCAATATTGACGATGCCAACATTAATGCGGCGAAGAATATTGCTCAGCTGGGGGCGTTTATAAACCGTCCTGAAAAGTTGTGTATGTCTGATTCTTTCTCTCATGCACTCCTTAATACTTCGTTGCTTGCGGCGAAGTAGTTTATTGTAAGTTTATTGTAAAGTTCAGAAGGCGCCCAAGCTCTTGAGAATTTCTCACATTTTAAAGAGTTCTTTGAAATCACAGCACGGAAGTAACGAGTAGAAGTTGCTTTTTAAACACACCATTTGAACTAACTATATGTCTTCTACAATTCGTTTTTCCGTGTTGTGCTATATCCAAATTTCAACACCGGCGCAACTCTCCCCTAAGTTTAAATCCTTGATTTGTAAGAAAATTCATTCTTTTTAGAAAATCTTCTATAAACCACCACACCCATTCTCGCGCGCCCGCGCGAGAATATAAGTATATATAATATATTATAAATATACGCTAGTATATTTATTAATATTTATATATACTAGGTACCTAGATAATATTTAATATATTATATCCTAGATATCTAGTATATAATTATATATTTTATATATAATATATCCTAGACGCGCGCCCGCGCGAACCGCGCCCGCCCACACCCGCGTACGAGAAATAGACGGGAAATAAAAATATTTTAAATATTTTAAAGATTTCTCTTGACTTTTGTAAAAAAATGTTGTATATTATAGCAGTTCAAATGGTTTAAAATTTCTTGAGGTTATTTTGGTTAAAAATTCAAATGGAAAACATACTGCTACATGAGGTTGATTTAATAGCGATACACGATTGCTATGAAGATTATATAAACAATCATCCAGAAGATTTGATTTCATTTGAAGAGTTTAAAACAAGATTAGTTGATAGTGTTAGAGACAAGGAGATTCAAAATGATAACTAAAATTGTTACTGACGAAAACGGAAAGAAAACGGAGTATATCATAAAGGACGAGCCTAAAGTAAAAGAGGAAATTGATAAGTTGTTTTCTTCGATTCACTCTGAGATGGATAAAGCTATGAAGTTCTTTGATGAGATTAAATTTCCCGAACTCAACTTTCCTAAGTTTTCTTTTCCAGAAGTCAATAGTATCTTTGAGAAGTTCTTTAAGGAGCCTAAGAAAGTTAAAAGTTTAAAATCTAAGTCCAAGTAATGGGAAGACCTTTTAAAGATAGTTTAGCAGACAAACGGGTAGAAAACATTATTGTTGTCAATAGTAATGAGATTTATTGGGGCAATGAAGATGGTTCAAGAGGTATTAGAATCTGTGGTGCAGTTAAATCAGACGGTCGCAGATGCCTTGCTGCTGCTGGTTTAGGTACAGACCATTTGGGTATAGGCTATTGTGTTGCCCACGATAAGTTCCGTGGTGCTAAGAATTGGCTTAAACTTACTACCGATATGGCTAAAAAGACTTCTTTTGGGCAGATGCTCGAAAATTGCATTGATCAAGAAGTTAAGATTGGTGAAGTACAGGATGAGATTCGTTTTGGTCAAGCCTTTATTTTGTATTATGTATCAGAAGTTCTTAGAAGAGGGGACGATTTTACAAAAGACGATATTAAGTTTCTAAAGGAACTTAATTTAGACATGATTAGGAGTAAGGAATCTGCTGCACGGATTAAAGGAAGCATGAAATTGGATGCTTTGACTGTTAAACAGTTTGTAGACCAACTACTCCCATTTCTCCTAAACAGATTAGTTAAATTAATAGGGCGAGAGGAAGCCTTTACTTTAGTTCAGGATATGAACGAGGAGGTCTTCGTACCCATGACTGCACAGTCACTTATAAGTGGGGACATGGAGCCGTTTAAGCAGATTCCTAATTCCATTGTAAATGCAGAATTAGGTGGTGTTAAAACTTGACAACAGCAGTAGATAGACGTGAGGATTTATCATTTCTTGCATCTTATTCGAGAAAATGGATAGATAATCAGTTAAACAAAGAGTATAGTGGTGCAAGATTCTTTTGGAACAAGAGACGTGCAGAAGAATTTGCAAGAACACCTATTGAAACCCTGTTGTTTGATAAGTATTTTTTGGATGCGAAGAGGTGGATGTATCCCGGAGTAGCAGAGACTATCCTCGACATCTACGAACAAAGAAAGCATAGAAATATACGGGTGGTTTGTATATTGGGAGGCTTTGGTACGGGGAAGTCTGGTGGTATAGGAGCGGCTCTTAATTGGTTGCAGTGGTTTGAGTTTTCATGTAAATTTGATCCAACATCGGAAAGAGCATGTCCTCAAGAGTTTTATGGTCTAAAACCCACCTCTATTGTTGCTTTCATTGCTCTTTCCAAAACTCGGGATAAATCTGAGAAGATTACCTTCTCTGAAATGAAACCTGCTTTTGAGTCCCAGTTCAACAAAGACTACTTTCCAATAAATCCCAATGTCAAAAGTGTGGTGGAGATTACTGCAAATAATACTTTAGTCTTTCCTAATACTGCTACCGAGGCCGCTAATGCAGGATGGTCTGTGTACTCCTTTGTTATGGACGAGATTTCTTTCTTGGAATTGATAGATAATAGTTCAAGAAATCGTGGAAGTACAAGAGATGTGTATGACCAAGCTCAAGAAGCCTATGCTTCAGCTGATGGTCGTAGGTTTTCTCGTTTTAAGAGAGATGGAATGGGAATTTTGTTATCCTCCTTGAATTATAGTGAAGATTTTCTAATGACTAAGATTAGGAATGCCTATAATGGGGATATTTCTGAATCCGAGACCTATTTTAAGGTATTTTTACCTTGGAAAGTCAATCCTGAGAAGTTTGGGGGTAAGAAATACTTCTATTTTGATACAAATAAATTTGAAATTATAAAAAATGACAAGGAAGTTGCTGCTTTAGACAAATATTATATAGAGGTTCCCATAGAAAAAGTGATTTTTGGTGAAAATTCAGATGATCCGAATGATGAATTATTAAGAAAAGTTCGTTCCGGTCAACTTAAAGTGTAAGAAAGGTTAATTTATGAAGATTAGTGTTGGAAATAGTGAAAAACTCTACAAATGTCCTAAACATGGTGAGTTGGATGGTAGTTTTGTAGTAAATTTTCAGTTTAAGGATAAAAATGGTAGGAAAATAGACCATTCCTATTGCCTATATTGTGTTGAAAACTTTTTATTTAATGAAATTTTTCTGTTAGAAAGTAAGGAAGAGTCTTGAAAGTCAATCCTATTGAGGTTTTAATGGTTACCGATGCTCTAATATCACTTGGTGGCATAGGGACCTCTTCTAATATCAGAAAACAGTGTCAATCTGTTAAAAAAGTGCGAACTATTCTAAGAGCTCTGGAAAGAAGCGGTAAAGTAAAGACTGATCGACCCCTTTACCCCCCTTCTTTAGAACTTAGATGGGAGATTGTTCCTTTGTTGCAGGAAGAATAATTAGTAAATGCCAATAGTACGAATTCCTTCTGATGAATATGAGCATAGATTCGAGAAAGATCCTTACGAAACAGCGAGGAACTTTTTATGTTTATCCAAAGGAGTAATTTCCCCGTTTTTACCCGATTTTAACAGGGTTGCTGGTTGTATAGATACAAGTAGACTTAATCCTTTTAATGATGAAACGATGATGTTTGATCCTGACTTTATATGTAACGATTCTGTTCCAAGATATATGCACATAGACTATGGCCCCAAGTTGAACGGTACGGGGGTATCCATGTGTCATGTTACGGGATTTAAAAAAACAAAGATTTTGGAATCAGATATAGAGACAGAAGTTAAAGTACCTTTTATAGAATTTGATTTCTTAGGTAAGATATTTGCTGCTCCTAACCAGTGTGTGGAACTACCAGACATACGTGAATTGATAATCTATGAATTATCCCGTAGAGGATTCTTTATAAAATTAATATCATTTGACGGGTACCAGTCAATGGAAAGCCAATCCATATTAATAAATGATGGATATGCTTGTGATAGACTTAGTATAGATAGAACTCAAAGTAAATTGATAGTTGATTATACTAAGCCCAATAAGGTATCAAGAGTATCTACTAACGGAGCCTTCTTGGCGGCGTGGGATGCTTTAAGAGAATCTATATTAGATAAGAGGATAAAGATGCCTTATCATTCTGACTTCGAGAGAGAGGTTAGACATGCTGAGAGGAGAGTACTAGGTTCCAAAGTAGTGGTGCAGAGTCCCTCAGCATCCCTATCCTTAGACTTACTTGAATCAATGGCGGGTAGTATATATAATACTATCAATAATGAGAGATTAACCATATTATATGATGATGATATAGTTAATGATAAGGATATGCGTTCGGCTAATTTTTATAAACAACTTGGTCGAACTTCTTATGATAATAACAATTTAGAACAATCGGAAACAGATAATTTCTATGATAACCTTCCAATAGGGGGTGGGGAAAATGTCACTTGGTGATCTATTAGATACAATAGATTTAAGTCTTTTATCTAAGAGGAATTTAAACAAGCTTATAAATTCTAAGGTAGATAAGGTAAAGAAAGAGTATGAGGAGCAGATAGAGTCTCTTAATAAAGGTTCGTTAGAAAAGATGGAGGAGGTTGCCCGTACTGCTTCACAACAAACTGCTAATAATCTTAATCGTGAGTTTAAGGAGACTTTAAGTTCTATAAAAAGAGAGTTTAATAATCCCGATAAAGCTGATCCCTTCTATGAGGGTTTATATGAATCCTACTTTGGTAAAGATAATAAATACTCTTTAGAGAAACTCCCAGAACACATAAAAGAATCAGTAAAATATTCTAAATCAAAAGGATATATTACAGTTTATAATTCCCCGATTAGTAGAACTCAGCCGGATGAATTAAGGGAATATACGCAGGACATTGCTTACGCCCGAGCATTTGAGGATCCTATTATAGGCTCTATTCCAGATTCTTTACAAAGATTTGTATTGGGTCGTGGGCTTAAATTCAGATGTCCGGATGAAACTATTCAATCGGTTCTTGATGTATACTGGAAGAAAAACAATATGGAGATATATGCTAAAGATTTGACATGGTTGCTTACCGTTGAGAGCGAATATTTCCCCCTATATTTTATTAATGATATTACCGGTGAAGTGAAGATTAGGGAGATTCAGCCTACAGAAGTTAAACGGGTTGAAACTGATCCTGATGATAAGGGTACTTTATTATCTTATGAGCGTATATATACAGATCAAGAGGGTACAGGATATGTTAAATACTATGCGGACATAAACTATTATGAGGGATTGGAAAATGGGAGTATAACTACCCACTCTATACATGAGAAGGATGAGGGTTGGCAGGGTAGGTATAAGTTAGTACAGTTTATAAAACTTATGCACAATAGAGAGGTTCGTGGTAGAGTATTTCTTGAAAGAGTTTTAAGATGGGCGGAGTTCTATAAGAATTGGATTATAGACCGAGCAATTATCAATCATGAAAAAGGTCGTGTAGTTTGGATTCTTACTTTAAAAGGTACTAGGGAAGATACTTGGGAAAGATATATGCCCGCTCCGGCTGGGGGTACAGTAAAGATTTCTACTTCAGATAGAGAGTGGAGTCCTGTTAATGCTAAAATTGATGCCTCCGATGCTAAAGAGGATGGGTTGTTTTTATTGTATCAGGTAGCGGCTGGTGCTGGAATACCTATTCATGTACTTACTCAGAGAACAACTGAGAACGTCTATTCGAGCATCCGCGCCTCCGATAGTCCATTTAGTCAGTTAATTTTAGACTTTCAAGACACTTTAGCGGATGGAGTATTCAGACCAATGTTCAGATTGGTTTTAAGGTCTGCTATTAATGCTCCTAATGCTCCTATTAAATTAAAGAAAACGGTTAAGATTAAGAAATATGTTAAAGAGTATTTAAGAGATGTTTTTAGGTCACAGTATGATAGATACGTAAGTGGAAATCTGTCAGATCAAATGATGTTGAGAACAATTAAAACTCTTACAGAAAGTTATATAAACGATATACAGAATAGTAAGTATTTGGGTTCTGCTCCTGCAATTATTTCCACTATATTGAAGGAATGTGTAAATCTAAGAAATCTTTGTTCAGAAAATACTACTAGATTAGTAGAAAGTCGGGGTAAGATTATCTTTGGTAAACATAAAATGAGTAAAGATATTCTGATAAAGGCTTTTGAAGTATTTGAAAATGGTATAGAAGTAGAAGTAAATACGGAAGATATACCTATTGAGATAGTGTTTCCAGATATGGTTAGGGAAGACCTTAAACAGGCTGCTGAAATTCTACAGATTCATAGGAATCTTGGTATTGTATCTAAGACTACTGCTTCCTCTAAAGCCGGATATAATCCTGAACAAGAGAAATACTTACTTAACACAGAAATGTTTGATAAAGATGAAGAGGTAAATGATGACACAACAGGGGTCAAAAGCGACGATTCTTCTGGAGGAACAGCCTCAGGAGAAGATGAAGAGTAAAGAAATCATTCATGCTATTACTCTTATGATATACGATAATTTTGACTGTGATATTTTAGCCAAAACTCGTATAGATGATAAAGTATTTGAAGTTAATGCAAATCTTTTAAGAACCTATTCAGGATTTCTTGAAGATGTTTGTCAAGGTATCAACTTTAGTCAGGTAGTTGGTAAAATGTTGGAGGGGAGTGTTAAATCATAATTTAGCATCTTCCTCGACTATATTATGTGAGAGGGTATTGGAGAATAGGCGTAATTATCATTTCATTAGTAATGAAACCTATTATTTGTATCTATATTATTTGCAAAAACTTGATAAATTTCTATCTTCAATACCTTCTTGTGATTTTGATAATCTTATAGCAATAGTGTATGATTGGTCCCCAAAAGTACCAAACTCTATTGCGGAATCGGTAAAGAATCTATTTATATCTAATTTATTTGTGTTAAAAATTTTAAATAGATAGTGGCTGAGTAATACCCAACTCGACTTTAAGATTCTTAAACAAATTGCTTTGCATTTTAGTATAATAATACTTATATTATAAGCGACTTTAAGATGCTAAAAAGCAAAGAGATCAATATAATTTTATATAACTTCTTAGGAGAGAACTATGCCCTATAGTGGCACATCCGATTCTAAATTACCCCCTTATATTCAGAAATTAGGTTTGAAGTTTAGAAAGGCTTGGGTTGCTTCCTTTAACTCTGCCTATTCTTCTTATGATCCACAAAAACATAAAGCGAGTAATGCGGAAAAGTATGCTTTTGCAGTCGCTAATTCGGTTGTGAGGAAGATGAAGGGTAAAAAGAAGGAGTCTGTATCCTTCTTTCCTAATGGTACAAAGTTTGTTACAGCAAAAGAAGTTGAATTATATGATAATATTGTAGAAGATTATCTAAAAAGTGAGCAGGAAATTATGAAGTATGATGATTATACTATAGGAGATTCTATTATAACCTCTCTTAAAGAGGCTACAATAGATGAGTCCTCAAGAACCGCCGAGATTGTTGCACTAGTGTCCGGGGTTTCAAAGAACGGGAACTATTATTCAAAAGAAGTTGCCGAAAGTTTGGCTCCTTTTTTACTACAAAGACGTAAGATTTATCTAAATCATGTGGATGAAAGTGCTAAGAAACTTGGTCGTAATTTGAATGATTGGGTGGCAACGGTAGAAGAGTCTTATGGTAAAGATGGTAAATGTAATGCTAAGATTAGATTCTCTGAAAATCAAAATGGAGAATTTATTTTTAAAGAGGCACTGATTCATCCAGAAGAGATTCAATTTTCTATTGATGCTCTTGCTCGTGCAAAAGAGGGAGAAGTAGAAGGTAAAAAGGTTACTGTTATTGAAAGATTTGCCTTTCTTGATTCTTTAGATATAGTTGATTACGCCTCTGCTGGTGGTAAACTTGTTAGAGCCTATGCCTCTCAGGCTGCATCTGATTTGAGTGTTATTCACGAAGCCACACAAGCTCTTAAAGATAGAGTAGAGAAATATGCTGAAAAAGAAAAATTAAATATTTTACTAAATTGTTTTATAAATATGCTATATGAATTGTCTTGGACATCTGAATATGAATCAGATGAGGATAAACGAGAGGCAATTCAGACTTTAATTGATGACTTTTTAACTGAATTTGAAAATATTGATATAATAAAGGCCTTTGAGGCCGACCTAAATAAGGAGGTAGAAAAAATGAACCTTAGTGAATTGAAAGAAAATCATTCTGACCTATTGGAGGAATACAAGAAAGAGGTTTTAGATTCTGATGTTGTAAAAGATAAAGAGACTAAAATTTCTACATTAGAAGCCAAAGTTTCTGAATTAAACGCCTCCTTGGAACAGGTTAATAGTGACCTAGAGAAAACTAAGACGGATTTAACTGCTGCAAGCACTATTGTCGATCAATACAAGTCCGCTGAACAGTTAAAAGAGCGTGAAGAGAAGATTAAAACTGCTATTAAAGAGGCGAATCTAGGGGAGTTTGAATCTTTACCAGAATATACCAGAAAAGACTTAATGAGTAAGGATACGGATGAGTCTTTAACAGAGGCTATTAATGCTCTAGTCGCATTGAGGGCGTCCGGTTCTGGAAGAGTTGTGGATGCGGGCGAAACCTCTGGCGGTGAGCCCGATAAAACAAAGACTAACTTTGCAAAAGATAATGATGCTGCTGCTAAAGTTTTCAAACAGCCTCTATAAGGAGTAGAATATGGCGTCTACAAGCTCAAATGTTGTTATTTTAGATGTTGATGAAACTGCAATAGTTAAAATTGGAGTAGGTTCTTCTACTACATTAGCTTCTGGAGATTTAATTGATGCCAGCGGAGCTACAACCCCCGAGGCCGTTGCTACTTCTTCGAGTGCTAATACTACCTTTCTTGGAATTGCATTGGATGGTTCTGAAAGTGGAGAAGTATTTCAAATTGCGGTTGCTACTCGTTGTAGAATTAACATTAAGGTTGCTTCCACAAGCTCTAATTTGATTATTGGAGATTCTTGTAAGTACAGTGCCGGAGCAAATGGTACTGCTTGGGAAGTAACGAAGTGTACCTCTGGTAGTGGTGGTACAATGTGGGCTATGCAAAATATTACTGCCGGAAATAGCGGTGAGTTTTTAGTTGATTTACATGCTATGAAGTCTGGCTTCTATTTTGATAGTATAAATGAAGGATAATTGTATAATTGGAGGTGAAAGATAAATGTCGAGTACCTATTCAAATGTTGTTTTTAGAGATGAAGATGTTGATACAGTCTCTGTAGTGAAGATTGGCGTTGCTTCTGCTACTGTTTTGGCTAAAGGGGATTTAGTAGATGCTAGTGGAGCTACAGCTCCTGAGGCCGTTGCTCATTCCGGAGATAATTCAACTTTCATAGGTGTTGCAATGGAAGGTTCCCAGAGTGGGGAAGTTAATGAAATTTCTGTTGCTACAAGATGTAAGATTAAAATTAAGGTGGCTGCCTCTCCTACTACTAATGTTATTATAGGAGATGCTTGTGCATATAGTGCTGGAGCAAACGGTACTACTTGGGAAGTAACAAAAGCCACAAGTGAGGGTATCATGTGGGCTCTAGAGAATGTTGATTATGGAGAAAGTGGTCTATTCTTAGTTGATTCTCATTCTCTTGCTGGTGGATTCTATTTTGATACTTGTACTGAAGGATAATTAGTTGAATTAACTTGGAGGTGAAATATAAATGCGTAATCAAGATTTTATAAGTTTAATTACAAGCCATGTTCAGGAACATGGTGGAAATAAATATGCTGCTTATGAGGCGGCTGGTCAGCAACTCTATGAAAACATTCTTTCAGGAAAAGTAAGAAAGAATGAAATTTCTATTAAGTCGTTGTTTGAGGCATGCCTTATGGAAGCATATCCAAATGGTGAGTTTTCTTTGGCTACTGAAACACAGAGATTGGCTGAAGCAGTTGGTAGTTCCAGTTTTCCTAATATTACTAAATACATTATTAGTTCTGAAGCTATTCCTAAATTCGAGTATAATATGAACCGGGTTGCTCCTCTGTTTACGGAGGGAACCGCGTCCAGAACTGATGTAGAGAGAATTGCTGGATTTACTGCTAATGAGGGTGTGGAATATGTTCCCGAGCAATATCCTGTGCAGGAAACTGATTTTCATGAGAAATATGCTGAAATCTTTTTAGCCAAGTTCCAGCGTTCTATTTCTTTGACCAAAGAGGCTATCTATAATGATAATACCGGTCAGATTATCAGTCGTGCGGCTTCCTTAGGAGAAGTTGCCGGTGAGCAGATGGAAAAGATGCTTATTCAGACTATTGAGGTGTTACCTCGTACTATTCTACCGTATGAAACTACATCTAATTTAGGATGTGCTAAGTTCGATGGGAATACAGTTACTAATGCAATTTTCTATAGTACTGACCATAGTTCTTATTCATATATGGGTTCTCAGATTAATGCTAATAAGGCTACTTCTGCTGCTCTTAGTAATACAAGTTTGGAAACTGCTGTTAGATTGTTTCCGATTATGACGGACGAACGTGGTGAGTATATTGCGGTTAATCCCAAAACCTTACTTGTTCATACCAACAATCAAGTTACCGCTTGGCAGTTGACTAATACTATTACTCAGCCGGATACTGCTAACCGTGCAGACAACTACTGGAAAGGTGCGTTTAATGTTGTGGTTTCTCCTTATCTATATACCTCTACTACTTGGTATATGGGCGACTTTCCTAAGCAGTTGGTGTTGTTATATTGGCAGCGCCCGAATGTGGTCTCTCAATCTGGTAATTTTGAATCGTCCTTTACTAGTGACATTGTTATGAGATGGAAGTTCAGTCTTGGTGCTGGTGCTGGTCATAGGGATTATCGGTATATCGCCCAATTAGCTGCATAACTAAACAATTAAAGTGGGAGGTGTAGTAATACACCTCTCCTTTAAATAAATTAAGAGAGGTGATATATAAATGTTAAATACTGAGACTCATCTGACAAGATTATTTATTGGAGATAAGGCAACCAGTGTTACAAATACTCTTTCTGATGGTCAGTTTGAATGCCAAAGTACTGCTTACTTTATTGGAGCTGTTAGTATTGCCGGGGCAATTACAGCTACTAGCACGTTGGCTGTTACCAGTACATCCACTTTAAGTGGTCTCGTTACTGCAAGTACGGGTGTTAGTATAAATGGTAGATTAATTTTAGGCTCTACTATTTTCGGTACCGATGCGTTTCATGGTACTTCTGCGAGTGATGTGGTTACTTTATCGGGAGTTCAATCTGGTGATACTATTTTGGCTTTTCCGTATGGTGCTTCTGTTACTACTTCAGATACTTTATCTGCCGTAGCGTCTGGTGACGGGGGAGCATTTACGGTCTATAGGCCCGATACAGCAGGTACAAGCGGATTAACCTACGCTTATCTAGTAATCCGCCCCGCATAATTAATAAATAGGGAAGGGTTATATAGCCCTTCCCGTATCTTCTTAGGAGATGTAGATGACAGGCATAATTTCTGATTTCTTTGACCAAATTAATGCTAAGTCTGCTCATATACTTACTAGTACTTCCGAAACTCTATCAGCAATGGTGGAGGGTTCTTCTTATACCGGCAATTTTACTGTAGTACCAATATTAGATTCAAGAAAAGAGTATATAGCCTCGTATGAAAGTACAGGTATTACTTTTACAGGAGATGTATTTGTTACAGCAGTAGATAATCCCGCTAAAGTAAACACTAATGGGGATTATTACATAAATTATTTGACAGGTTACTATAAAGTATTGGCAGCTACGGGTGCAACTCCCACTGCTTCCTACTACACTTTTATGCCTGCTATTAGTTCCGTTGTTGACGTTGAGTTGGGGGCAGTTGAAATCAAAGATTCCGTGTCAGATGACCGGGCAAATATTCTAACAGATAATGGAGCATATCCCACAGGAACTACTAAAGGTCTTAATGTATTTGTTGGTAGATACCAGTCTTCTCCGAGTACTTTTGATGATGGAGATGCCGCTCCTGTGTTGTTGGATGAAAACGGTAGAATTGTATTATCGAGTGATATTGAAATCGGGGCCGTTGAATTAAAAGACGGTTCGAGTGAGAATCGTGCTGTAATTACTTCTGCAAGTACCTCCCGTTCTACATCCACAAATGTGCTTTCCGTACAGGAATTAGATTCTACTGGAAAAGTTTCTCCTGCTGGAGATACAGTAGATAATGCTCCTTTTGTTAAACTTGGTGATGGTACAGATACCTTAGATGTTTTAAAAGACAATGTGGCCTTTCCTACGGGAACTACTACTGGTTTAGCAGTTTTTGGAAGATATGAGGCTACTCCCTCTACCTTTGATGATGGTGACGCTGCTCCAATTCTACTTGATGAAAATGGACGGATTGTTTTAAGTTCTGATATTGAGATAGGTGCGGTAGAGTTGGAGGACGGGGAGTCTGGAAATAGGGCAGTAATTACTTCTGCTGATACTGCTCGTTCTACCGCTACTAATGTATTAGCAGTTCAAAATATTGACTCAAATGGAGAAATCATTACTCTTAATTTGATAGAAACCATTGAGTCTGAAATAGAGATTCTTACTGGTAATACTGTTACTTTAATAGAATTATCTGGAATACTGACAGGCGATACCTCTACTTTAATATCTCTGTCACAAACCTTAACAGGAGATACAGTATCTTTAGTTACTATATCTACTGCAATGAGTGGAGATACCGCAAGTATTTTAGATTTAACTGAGAATTTGTTTTTAGGAAGTCATGTAGGTGCAGAATTATCGGCAATTACTAGTACATACTCTTCTGGAACCTCACAAATGTCTCTTAGTTCCGCCTGTACTCATTTATCTGTAACTGCTGAAGGTGACGATGATATAGTGTTTATGGTTGTAGATTCAGTAGATGCTGCTACAGATTTATCAGATACTTCTAAACGATATAAGATAGTTGGAACTATTGCCGGAACTACCTCTATTTATAAATTTAGTTCTGGAGTTTCTACCTTAGATTTTAAGAAAAGAAATTCCGGTTCTATGAATATTTATGTGGATGCTTGGACGTAACACTTATGTCGGTTAAGATAATCGTAGACGCCTTTGAATCTATTAGAATTAAGTGTTTATCTGCTTTAGATATTTTAAATATAGTTACTGCTAAGATAAATAATTATACTGGTACCATGATTAAAATTACTAAAAAAGTTTTTAATGCAAATGGTAGTAGATTTATTATAAAATAGGAGAAATTAATGGCATCAAGAGACGTGTTAGTATTAAATGAGACTACTCCTCAAATAGAAGTCGCTCAAGTTGGGGATACTTATAATCTTCCTAGAGACACTAATATTGCTGGGGTATTATCTCTAAATTCTACAGCAATAACCTCTACTGCTAATGAGTTAAATTTATTGGATGGTTCTTCTGCATCTACGGTTACTGCTGGTAAAGCCGTTATTTATGGGGCATCTGGAGAAGTAGACATGACTACTTTAAAGATCGCCTCCACTACGGTTACATCAACTGCGGCTGAACTAAACTATACAGACGTAGCCACTCCCGGAACAATCGAAGCGAGTAAGGCTGATGTAAGAGACGCTAATACTGCTTTGAATAAACAGCGATTAAAGAACACTTCTACTATTCCAAGCACACTACCCTCTGACCATACGGATATTGTTGCTTATGACGACGGCTCATCTGTCCGATTAGCAGTCACGAAAGACGACAACGCAACGGAATCTACGGCTTATATAGTGGAAAATACCACTAATATCAATCCG